TCATATCCCAAAAAATCAAGGGATGATATCACTTTGTTAAATCGATTTAATATCGTGGCACCAATCTTCTTCTGAATATAAGGCGTCGTATTTTCTGTAGCTTGATGTCCAGATGTGGCCTGGTAGGTCTGATATTCTTATAATATCAAAATGTCTTTTCATTATTTCTTTAGAGTTCGATTTGTCTAAGATGTCTGCATGTTCGACGCTTGAGTATCGGTGACTTTCTACGACAGCCTTACATATAAGTTGTTCTGGGAAGTCTATATCAGGTTGTTTTCTTGAGCATAAATTAGTAGACATTCTGAATACGTCGCGCATGCGAGAAGTTAGTCCAGCAATGATATGGTCTGATGGGTGAAATTTTTTTTCTCTGTCATATCTAAAATAGATATTGGAGGTTATTATTTTTGACCAATTTTTTGAGTAAGGTAATGCTTGTAGTTTATCAATTAATTTATCTAGGTTTGGATAGCTTTCATCAGAGCGAACCTTTATTGATAGGTTTGTTTCTACTTTCATGAGTGCATTGTATGTTGTATGATTCTGAAGGATCCAAGGAGCTTGAGATCCTGGTCTTGATGGGTATCTTTTAATATCAGAGTATTTATTTACGACAATGTTGATTGAATCTTTGTATTTATCCAACTTGGAAAGATCATTGTTATCCCAACAAGAGACTATGACATTTCCGTATTTTAAATATTGGGGTATTGTATTTATTGATCTGTTGTTTAATGGGCCCTGAATTATAATTGATAATGATTTTTCGAAATCTTCAATGCGGCGCAATAAATTTTTCCAAAATTGCAACATAATTTGGTCGTTTTCGCACATGAATTTTTTAGGAGTTCTCATAATTTTAAATTAAGAAATCAGAGCACAAGCCAAAACATATGGGTCCGCTATAAGTTCTTGCATCATCAATAACCAGCACGCTTCTATTGCATACGAATTTACCTGGATAGGTCCAAATGAATTTTTTTGAGGTTAGCGTAAAATCGTCGTTTTGATGCCAGAAGAAATTAAGTGTTTTAAAGTTAGTTAAAATTTCTAAGGCTTCGAGGTTTTTGCAATGTATCCAAAGTTTGCGAAAATTTTGAGTAAGAAATTTTATTGGGCATTCATACTGGGGCTCGTCATGGCCAAGGTATAATTTGTCTTTTGCCCACAAATCAATCTCTACGTCAAAGCCTGAATCTATTGCGTTTAAAATGTACTCTGGATTATTTTCTTCTTCTTCTTTTCTTCCAGAGATGTTGCCTCTATGAGATATTAGTATCATCAACTAAATATTTATCTCCTACAACAGAAGGGGTTTTTATGACACAAGTTATCGTTCCGTCCTCTAGCGGCATGAAGTCTGTACTCTCTCCTTTTTCCATTAGTATGATATCATTTTCTCTATATACAACCCCATTCATTCTTGCGCTACCTTTGACAATAACAGAGAGCTCGTCCGCCTTTTTATGCATATGCTTCTCTTGGTATTCGCCTTTTTTGTAATGTTTAACCGAAACTTCAAATTCGCTTGTTTTAATGATGGTAGGATCAAAGTCTCCGGCAACCCATCCGCCTATAAAGTTCTGTAGGTTAAAGGTTTTCAAAGTATTTATTCGTTTGGATTTGGAACATTTACCCACATATCTGGGTCGGAGTCCTCTTTACCTTGGTATTCTAGGAAGTAATCTAAATCTTCAGGGGTTCCTAGTCCCCACATTTTTGGTATATCAAAGATTTTGATTTTTTTATCATCTTGAATAGCTTCATTGTATACTGGGCAGACGTAGAATTCATTATTTACTCTTATGTTTTTCTTAATCATTTGCTCTGCGTATTTTACATAATCTGAACCTTTTGTCCAATAATAAATGCCAACCGTAGCTTTATCGCTGATTGGTTTTTTCTCTTGAACCTCTGACACAAAGCCGCTCTGATTTAGTTTGGCGTAACTCCATTTTGGATGCGTGGAATAAAATGTCAGGATTCCTCCGTCAATATTATCACCTATCATCGAGTACATGAATTCATTACTATCCCATTCAACAAATTGATCTGAGTTTGCTATTAATAAGGGGTCTTCGTTATTTATTAAATCCTTAGCTAGTAAGGTTGTGCAGGCTGCACCTTCAGTGAGTTCGTCAACAATAACAATTTCGCAGCCAGGAGATATAATCTCAAGGGTCTCTTTTAGACTGTATGATTCGTAATGCTCTTTTTGTACAATAAATATATGCCTTGCGTCGATATTTATGTTATCTACGACTGTTTGTATCATTGGCTTGCCCCTTACCTCTATGAGAGGCTTTGGGAAGGTATAGCCTGCCTGTTGAAATCGAGATCCTGCTCCCGCCATTGGAATTAAAATGTTCATTTTACCGCCTTGCCATTTAGGGTTGATTTTTGAGTTTGTATTTGCTTTATCTATAATATATTCTATTTTTGATAATTCGAGATCATTTGCATTCATTACTCCGCATAAGTGAGCTCCAGATAGTAGTGCAGCTTTTCTTCCTATATGAGAATCTTCCACAATAACACATTCTTTTGGTGCTAAACCTAGGTTAATCATGGCCTTTAGATACATTTCAGGATTGGGCTTTGGGTGTTTCACGTCTTCGTTTGTTACGTAAAACTCTATATATTCAATGAGCCCTTTTCTCAATAAAATCATTTTTGTGGTTTCTCGTATCGAGTTAGAGCAAACACACATCTTTAAGCCTGATTCTTTTAAGGTTCTTAATATAGAAATTACTTTTTCATCTGGAGATATTTTTTCATTTATAAAATCTACAGTCGCTTTTTGCTTGTTTCTCCAAACTTGATCGTGGAGATTCTCAGGTAATCCTTTGAGCTCTGTTAATTTGTTTAACTTTTTGCTTGTTGGTAGTCCATCATAGGTTGATAAATGCTCTTCTCTGGCTATAACATATTTTTCATCTATAGACCTTAAGGACTCATTTAAGCAATGATAGTGCAATTCCCTTGAATTTACTAGAACTCCATCTAGGTCAAATAGTACCGCTTTGATCATTTTATACTACATAACCCTTGGATTTTAAATCAGCTATATCCTTTTCGAAATAAGGGTATGTGATATAATTATCGCAAAGAGTTCTTGATGGAATTGAATTTACCTTTTCTTGCGTCCATGGGTATGGATCAAATCCGAATTTTTTGATTAGAAGGTTTAATGAAATTGAATCATTAAAACGATCCGCAGGATTCCATGAAATTCCATCTATTTTTCTAACATCTGGATCAACTAAGTAAGCTCTAGATTCATCTGGGTTATCTAAGAATATTGAGTTTATGACTCTGTGGTGTTCTGTATCTTGAATTGATGAACCTTTTCTGTTGTGCATTACGCATCTCCAAAAATAATCTGCAGCCTGCCTGAATAAACTGCAAAATCTTTCATCCCATAACCCAGTCTTTATAATGGATTCTGGTAAATAAGAGTGAAACTGATCTCCGTGGCCATTCTGTATAAAAGAATATTTATTATGTATACTAACGCATTTTGATGCCCAGTCGGGCTTGAAAATAGAATCGTCTTGACTACAAACAAGAATGTCGCATTCGGGATTTTTTAGTGATTTAAATCCATGAATGATTGCTTGATTCCAATTTCTTGATAGATGACCGCACGACCAATCTGGTCTTAGGTTATTGTTTAGTACTTTTATTTTGTTTTTGTATTTTTCGGGCAATACTAGTTTGCTATGATTGTTTATCAAATATACCTCATAATCAAAATCATTAATGTCGCTATCAAATAGTGAAGCTAGTGTTAATGGTAATCTTTTTTCACCTAAGTAGGTTACTATGAAAATTTTTATTTTTACGCTAGCCATTTCTTAATTCGTTTATTTGAAAATCGCTGGGTAGGTTATTGTTTTTGATGTGCCACCAATCCACTGGGAATCCAAAATCTCTGTATTCCTCAGGCATTCCTGGGTGGTTGTCATTGCAAGATTCGAAAAAGAAATTATCAGGCTTTTGTTTAATCTGCCTCCAGATATTAAACATTAGAGTGTTTACTGCTGAGACTACGCCTATGTGTTCATAGTCGTGTCCACCCATGAGCCCTCCTTCTTTCAGCTTGGGATAAATGATTCGTATTTCATTTAGTAAATGATTGAATTCATGGCTAGAGTCTAGATATACAAAATCTAGCTCATCTTCAATTTCATTAAGCTTGTCTATTGAATTACCTTTTAGGAAAATGATATTATCATTTTTTATTAATGAAGTTCCCGGTTCTCTAGGCGGATCATTAACGTCAATTAGGTAAAGCTTTTTGATGTCTAGATTGTTGTAAATATTTAATGAATTTATGCAGCTCCCTATACCGGATTCAACTCCCACTAGATCCTTTTTACCCTTAAGTGTGTTTAGTGAGGGTCTTAAGTTTTTTAACGCCTCATTCCTTTCCCAGCATTTACTTGCTTTATACTTGTCGAGGTCAAACCAGAGCCTCATCAATTCCTCACTACCATATCTTTTATTCATGATATATGATTATTGAAATAAAAGCATTAATTTCCACAAATATATTTATTGAATAAAATTTTGTCACAATTCTCGATATCAACATATTGATCCCAAAATGAAATCGACATTCTTCTCATAGCCTCATATTCTTTGTCCGTTTTATCTAATAATGAGATGTGATCTATGTTTTTTGTTATTGCAAATGAACTCCAGTCTACTTCGTCCGAGAAGGGGTAATCAGTCATTCCAGAAATAATGGGTACGGTTCCTGACATCATAGATTGGTAAGCCCTAAAGGAACTGCTTCCTGCCCCTCTTGGGGCGAAGGCGTATTTAGATTGTGCGAGTCTATTGCAGAAATTTTTATTTAAGGCTATTCGGTCTTCTTCATTTTGTATATGCCAAATTGGCTTGGTTATTTCTTTGTCAAATTTAGGAAGAACCTTATTGTATATCAAATCTCTGCTTGCGTAACCAGTCTGCCCGAAAAAGCAAAAGTTATTTATTTTTTTTGTATTCCTGCATTCAGTAATGAAGCCTCTGTCTCGAGTCATTTTATATTCAAAATGCCTCATGGTTAGCGGTATTGATATTATTTTATATTTTAAGTTCTCCTCTCTAGACAGAAGAGGTTGGCATATGAATTTATGACAAATTTTGTCGGAATACGCAAAACTTGGTGTGTCATGCATCGCTAGGCAAAAACACTTTTCGCCATATTTTTTATACTCTTGGCTTTCGGATATGGATACGAATTCTTGATTGCAGTTTAGATAGTGGAGGTGAATTAATATTGCGTCTGCAATTTTATGGTTGTCTGTATATTCAATTTTATCTAAGTTGCTAGAAAATGGCCTTCCTAGTATTTTGTCGAATAATGTTTCTTTGTTTCCGTTGATTACAGATACTTTCATTTTAAAAAGAATAATTATATAGTTTGATATCTTTAGCGAAATATTTGGCTACAGAGTTTTTTGTAAAATCATTATAGTATTCGCGGTAATCTTTTTTCTCTCGCTCGCGAGATCTGGATTTCCTGGACGAGTTAATTTTTAATCCAGTAGCTTCCTCTAATTTTTTTAATCCATGTTCTCTGTCTTCGAATTTGATAATCAAATCCATTTCTTCGTCGGCATAATCAGAACACTGGATGCCGTGCTCCCATGGGGCTGGTCTATAATATTGCAGAAAAAACTCTAGCGGTTTGTTTCCTCTTATGCCGTAGGCTTGATGGAATACTTGGTGATACATTGATATTACTCTATCCCAGGGGTTTCTTACGATAGTAAACTTAAAATAATCATTCCACTGTTCTTTTATAGTGGATCTGATTTGACTCGCCCTTAAATGCTTCTGTGTGTCAGGTACGAGCTGGTCGCTTAATATTTCGTTCTCTATGGATGTGCCGCTAGTTCTGGGGGCGTGAACAAAAATTATTTTCTTGTCATGCAAAATCATTTTGTAATCTTTGTCTAAAGTTTTGTTCATCGTGACCGGCAAAGAGGTCATTTTTTTGATCAAGTTGATCGCGGTTATTTGTGTTGTCATTGTGGGACCAATGCTTATGCCTAATTATGGTTTTGTTAATGTATTGGCATTTATTTAATCTTTGTGAGACTTTTGTAAATTCATCATCGCAATATAGGGTTATATAGGACGGGTGGTAGATGTATCCAAATCTATCGTAATACTTTTTTCCCAATATGCATAAGGTATTTAATTTGTCCCCTTGATAGCCGTCGTTATACCAAAGTACTCCGTCTGTGTCTGGAAAGTATTTTTTCATGTCATCGACAATGATTGAGTCGTACCCCTCGATTTCTGGGTGCATATCATCACTTGCGAGCAAGCATATGTCGAAATCCTGATTCTCTACTCCTGAGTTTATTGCACATATCTTTGTAGTAAAGTTACTTTTCATCGAACCTTTAATCATTCTATTTTCATTAAAAACAACACTTGTATTCTTCAAAGATTTAAGCTTTGATATAATTTCTGAATTATTCATTGTTGCGTCATCATTGTCGCAACTTATTACGTAGTGAGTATTTTCGTAAGTAGAAAGGTTTTGATATTTTTCAAGTATATCGAATGCCTTCTGCGACCTGGATCTTGTTGGGAGATTAATTAAAAGCTTCATTATTTTAAGTTGTTTAAAAAATTATTTAATATTTCATTTTGTTCTTCGTTGTTTATTAAGGATCTTATTTTTTGAGCGCAAGCTGATTGACATTCTCTCCTAAAATCATCTTCTTGATGTAGAAAATTGATTTGAGAAATATAGTCATTTATGTCTCTGAATGTAAATCCAGTAACGCCTAACTCTAGCCATTGTAGGTAGCTTTTGTTTACTGTGAGAGGTTCCCAGAAGAAGACTGGACGGCCTCTGGCCATACTTTCTATAATAGCGAAACCATATCCTTCTAATCTCTTTATGTGGAGCGAACAAAAACTTTCATTCATTATGTCTGCAGTTTCTTGCTTAGTGTTTTTCTCGCATAATATATAGTCAAATGGAGTATTGTGTGTTATGTGTTGGTATATTTTGAAATCATCTGGAAAATTTTTTTCGTATTCGCAAATGTAAGTTCCTATGGAATTTGAGTCACTGGTTTTGTCGAATGAAAACATTTCATAATCTATCCATGGCCTGTAATGAATATAGTTCTTTTGATGTTTTCTACATAAAATAGAAGCTAGCTGGTCTGCGGGCATATAGTTTTCTATAATGTCCCATGGGTAAGCCGTATCCCAGTAGTCATTTCCGCTATAAAATACTAATTTAGCTCCCCAATTTTTAGCCTCTTCCCAGATATGATTAATTACCTCAAATTGGTTTTCGAAAGCTGTAACAAAAATGATTTCTGGTTTTAAATCAAAAAGCTCCTCATTGTTTACGAACTTAGTCGAGCTTGGCAGTCCATGTTTATCTATGGATGAATTGTCATGGTTGTCATTCCAGACCCAATTCTGTGGAGGTAAATGGGATATCTTGTAATCCTTGGATGGTAATACTAGGTTATGCCCGAGTTTTTCAACCGCTTTGGCAAAATTTTTGGTTAAGGTTATATGTATATCTGGAAAGAAAATATTCATGATAATTGAACGGAGTGGTGTCCTTTATTTCTCCATTTGTTTCCGTCTTTGCATAAAACTGTATTTAGGTTGCCAAAGGAATTTGTTCCTGTTAGCTTTTTGTATCTGCAGTTTTTTAAGTTGAGACATATTGTTAAAACTGATTCTGGTACTTTAATCATATACTCGGGATAGCCTTCGTTCCAGAGTAGGTTTACAGCATGAACATAATTGTCTAGGCATGTCATATATTTTTTCATTGCCTCGGGATGTCCGACTGCTATTTGATCATTTATTTGATTCGGTAGCGAGGCCTTGTCGTAGACGAAACTAAATGAGAATTCTTTTTTTAATTCTTCTTCGTGGTTGTAGATATTGTCGCTTTCAAAATATGGTAATCTAATTATTTTATTTTTCACGCAATCTTTTATCTCATGAACCTTGATTTGCTCCAAGACCTGGATATCTGGCCTGATTCTAATTATTGCGTCGTATTTCTTCTTGTTGTTTTGGGTACAAATTTTATATACTGATTTCATGCCTAGCAACATTGGTAGTAAGCCTGGACTTGGTTCTACATTAAAATTAAATATGTCAAAAAAACTAGTTGCTTCTTGATCTAGAACTGTCCACCCTTTTGGTTTGTAAAACATGCCGAAATCATCGTAGTCTTCATTTTTCCATGTAGAAAAGAAAATGTCAGGCTTGAGCGGATTGATGATATTTTCAATGATTGAATCTCTTGATTCCTTCCAATCTCCTAATTTGCCGCTAAAACATAATGCTATATTCATGATGTTATGTATTCAGTTATATCTCTTTGAGCTACAAGTTGCTCTATGTTGTCAAGTAGGAATGGGTATAGTTTGTAAGCTGGATTTTTTAAAGTGTTCTTGATTATTTGACCTGCGCTTTTCACGTCATAATGTAATGGAAATACGAACTTTTCGTTATATAACCACCTGATTAAATAGGAGTATTGTACCTTGCCATACTGGTTGCAGTATTTTGAGAAAGTAAATGTGGGTTTGCCGAAGTGATATGGTATATACCTAATCCCCGAGTCCACTCCAAACATGGCTATGCAGTTTTGGGACAGTTCGAAAATTTCATGAATGGACGCCTGCTTTAATATTATATTCTCACTGTCATCGTCTAGATCTTGGTATGCGTTTATTGAGTTTTCGTCACAAAGTACTACAACTTTAAATTCTCTACTTATACTGGATAATAGTTTTTTAATGTACCAGTCTTCCATGTTTGAGTCTGCGTCATCCCTGGCGTAAAGATGCGCAAGGATAAACTTTTCACCACTTGAAGACTCCTTGAATTCTATTTCTGGCTTTGGAAAAAAATGAAAATACTTTAGCCAATTGTAATCATGGTTCAACCAATCAAGGGAATCGATATGTAGGTCGTAGAACCTGTCATAGTTTTCTGTCATTTGATTGAAAATCTCATCTGGTACATTTTTTATATTACCTGGGTGCGATTCTTCTGGAAAGTTTGAGCTTTTTATTTTAAAGTTTTTGAACTTCTTGTTTGGTATAACAAATATATTTTCAAAATGAGAGGGCCACATTTTTTTTAGAACATCTGATTGATTAGAGTTGCCTTCTGTATCTGAAAATAAGTCGATTTTGCAACCCTTATACTTTTCTTTGATTGCTGGTATAAATCTATTTGCGGCGAAATGGTCCCCTAGGCCGCCCTCGATCCTAACTGATATTCTCATAAAGCTTTCCTCTGATTTTGATAAGTTTAGAATTTGTTATGAAGGTTAATAGTTGAGTTGATGTCTTGTTGCAGGTTTTTTTTCTTTTTATGTGTTGGGCTTTTGATAGTCTGCCCAGACTTGCAGATATTTTTCCGTAAGACATACCTCCTAGGTCATTGCCGATTTTCTCATTGGAGAAGAAAAAGGGTTTTCCGTGAGATCCTTTCGTTAGTAGGTAGTTGTATACAACTAGGTCATTACCTATGAGCTTGCCTGATATAACATCTTCTTGTATCTCCATCGGTACCTGTATAAATTTTCTCATGAGCTTAATCATAACAGTGCAAGATCCAAAAGTCAATAAGGAACTTTAAAAACTCATTCAGGATTCAAAAAAATGTACGACGCACATACAAAAAATTGGATGTTGTTATTAATATAGGTTTACTTTTATACTTATTTTTTTTATATATATAATAATAAAAGTTGACAAAATGTAAGAAAGATGATAAGATCTAGACATGTTTATTTTAGACTTAACTAAAAATAGTGGATACATAGTAAAGTGTGCCGACTGGAGTGTGGTAGTTCAGGCTGATTCTGCGGAAGAAGCTTGTACTATGTCACTCGTAAGTATGCTAGAGTCTTATGATAAGTCATTAAAGTTATCATCGGTGATGATAACCCAAAAAATTAACGAGCTTGAGCATTTGCCGGATGATTTCACCGATGAAGATTACTATGTTGAATACCATTCAGTATCAAGGATGCTTGCAAATGCAGGACTTCACGAACTATCAAGTAATGTTAAATATATTTTCGGAGCATAAATAATGAAAATTATAGGAATATCAGGACTCGCTAGATGTGGCAAGGATTCTTTCTTTAATGTCTCAAGTGAAATTCTAAAAGAATCATCTCAGGAATCATCTAGATTTGCTTTCGCGGATGAACTAAAGTTGGAGTGCGATAATTTCTTAAAAAGCAATACAGGAATCTCAGCATTTACAGAAGACCCAGAAGAGAAGGAGTTGATAAGACCATTTCTTGTTTGTTACGGCACACACATAAGGAGAAAAATAAACAAAAACTGCTGGATATCCAAAGTCGAGAATAAACTAAACGATAAAAAATACAAAAACCACATCGTATTCATCACGGACGTAAGATATGACAACGAAATAGAATGGATTCACTCAAAAAACGGACATAGTATACATATAGAAAGAGTTGGCAACAAGGCCCCTAACGAAGAAGAGTTAGCCAATGACCCTATCTTAAAAAGCAAATCCATGATAAATTTAAAGTGGAGAAATTTTAATAGCCTTAACTGCGACAGTATTAGGTCAACCGTAGAAAAAACACTAAAAAAAATCCTATGAAAGAGCTTACAGATCAAGATTTAATAAATAATATACAGTCTAATAATGATGTATCCAAAAGCTTATCAGAATTAACTGAAAGGCATAGCGGCATTTACCTTGATATGGTAAACGCTTTTTCATCTAGCGATAGCCCTTTCATAGATAGGGATGAGTTAATTAACGATAAACAATACAGGATATACAAGGCTGCAGTAAAGTTTGATGAAACTAGGGGAGCTAAATTCAGTACATACCTAGGAAATGAAACGAAATGGATGTGTCTTAATATATACAACAGGAACAAAAGAAGGCCATCGCTACCGATCGACTTTATAGATAACATTAAAACAGAAACCCACGGAGAAAACAATATTGAAGACTTTATCGAGAAAGATCTATTTAATAAGGTTTTAAAGATAATTTCATCACACCCAGACAAAAGAGTTGAGAAAATATTCAATATGAGATATATTGTTGGTTCAAAAAATAAGGTTATGCCGTGGAAAAAAATAGGAAACAAATTAAAATTAAGCATACAAGGATGCATAAACATACATAACTCTGCAGTAAAGTATGTAAACGAAGAACTACAAGAAAACTAAACGAAATGAACAAATTAATAATATTAGGAAATTTAACGAACGACCCAAACATTAAGGAAGTCTCGTCTGGCAAAAAAGTTTGTACATTTAGTGTCGCGATCAACAACAAGCTAGACAAAACCGTAACATATATTGACATAGAGACCTGGAATAAAACTGCAGATAATTGCTCTAGATTCCTATCTAAAGGAAGGAAAGTCTTAATAGAGGGAAGGATCAAACTGAATACATGGACCTCAAAAGCTGGAGAAAAAAGAAGCAAGATTTACTGTGTTGCAGACCTAGTTACCTTCCTAGATAAGTCCGAAGAAACCAACGAGGGTGAAACACAAAGCCAGACTCAAGAAGAAGAGGATGAGTTCGCAGATATTCCATTTTAATGAAAAGAATAATATATAAAGGACCAATAAATTCTCTTTCCTTCGGGAATGTATCATTCAACCTAATAAAAGCAATGTTTAGGAAGAATATGGATGTAGCTTTATTTCCAACAGGGAATCCAGATGTATCCGCTTACAATCTCGAAAACAGTGAATTTAAAAGCTGGATGGAAGAATCCATAAATTCAAGATATAAAAAACTCGATAAGGATTTAACAACCCTTCAAATGTGGCATTTAAATGGAGCGGAGAATAGAATATCCTCAAAGCAGACCCTGTATACATTTTACGAACTAGACCAACCCACTGAAAGCGAGAGGAATATTGCCAACATGCAAGACGATATGGTTTTTAGTAGTTCTTACGCATCAAAAGCTTTTGGGGGCAATTCAAGATACGTTCCTCTTGGCTTTGACGAAGACTTCTTTGAAACAGAAAAGTCTTATATGACAGATAAAATACATTTCGGACTAATGGGTAAATTTGAAAAAAGAAAGCATACTGAAAAAATCATAAAATGCTGGATCAAGAAATATGGAAACAATTATAAATATCAATTAACCTGTTGTATAACAAACCCTTTCTACAAAAAAGAGCAAATGGAAGCCGCTATCTCTCAAATGCTTGAAGGAAAAAGATACGGAAACGTAAATTTTTTACCATTTCTTCCGAAGAACGCACAGGTAAATGATTATATTAATTCGATAGATATCGATCTAGGTGGAATGAGTGGCGCAGAAGGATGGAATCTTCCATCGTTTAATGCCTCATGCCTAGGAAAGTGGAGTATAGTTCTAAACTCAACTAGCCATAAGGACTGGGCGACTAAAGATAATTGCATACTAATTGAACCAGACGGCAAGGAGCCGGTATACGACAATGTATTCTTCAAAGAAGGTACTGATTTCAATCAGGGCAATATATATACATTTAATGATGATGAGTTTATTTCTGCAATGGAAAAAGCAGAAACCAAGTGTAAGATTAAAAACATTGAAGGAGAAAAACTTAAGGACAAGTTCTCTTACGATAAAACACTAGAAAAACTACTACAATAATGCCTCTATATACATACGAACACCCTGAAACTGGAGAAACAAAAGATATTCTTCAAGGCATGAATGAAGATCATGTATACATAGATTCAGAAGGGATAAAGTGGAATAGAGTATTCACTTCTCCTAATGCCAGCATAGATGCAAACATAGACCCATTTAGCAATAAACAGTTTCTGGAAAAAACAGGCTCCACAAAAGGAACTTATGGAGAACTAATGGACAGAAGCAAAGAAATGAGCGAAAAAAGAAAAAACAAGCTAGGATTTGATCCAGTACAAAAAAAATATTTCCAAGAATATAGCAAAAAGAGAAATGGTATTAAACACCACTTAGACAGAGACTAGGTTTTCTGTGTAATATCTTCTGCGATGTCACACCCAGAAGACTACAAAAATAATCCGTTATATACGGATATAACAAAATTAGACCACCTATCTCCGCAGCCTAATTTTTCATACAAATGGAATAGCTTATCAGGCAGGTGGGAACCTCTTAATTTTTCAGAAATTCAAGATAGCTTATCTGGAATATCTGATGCAGTTCGTGACCTCACCGGAGTACTGCAAGACATTCATATTGGTGTTGACCTAGATCACGACACAGAAACTCATAAGTTATTATCCGGAATATCTGGCTTACTTGACGATATCCATACTGGAGTCGACATAGACCACGATACAGAAACCCATAGGTTGTTATCTGGAATATCTGGAGCTCTCAAAGATATAGAGGGCAATGTTGGAATAACTGGGAAAATCAATCTCAACCCAGATAATGTACAGCAGTTCAAATTAAGAACCAAAACCGTCACTCAGAAAATCGAAGAAGACTTTATACTGCTTGAAAATATACCTGATGACATAAGATATGGAATTAGTTCCGGAGTAACCTATGGGCAAGATAGATCATTAATGTCAGATATATACGGAACATATTATAGCAGTGCAAGGCAATTTGATAATAATCCAGAGACTGGTCACCCAGAGTACTTCTTAATGTCAGAAGAAACTAGTAATAATAGAGATCAAGACTATAAATACGTTTTTCATACCGACACTAGATTTGGCTTAAGGCAAGAAAATAGCGGGGCAAGCTTAATAAATTCCTATGAGCTAGAAGACTATAATAAACTTTATGAAAGAGGCTTGGTGGATCACGTTACATTATTCAATAGATCTCCGTATCCACTACAATTCCATACTGCAGATAGAAGATTTTTAAATTCAGAACCCGTATCGCCAGAAACCGATGACATTCTATATTTAGATCCAGATTTCGGTGTCAAAATCAACAATGATGAAGCCGGAAGAATTTTCGTAAAAAGACCACACACTATATCAGGATACACCCTCACTTATTCAATAACATATAAAGTAACCGGAGGTCTGCTAATCTAATGCATTTCTTTCAAACAAATTACCCAATTAAAAAAATTGGGAATAATGAATATATCATAGGTGATAACCACCTAGACCCTCTCGTATTAATAAAGGATAAGGAACTTATTGTAGATACAATAACCGCAAAAAATATAAGCGGTTTTTCCGGCGGATCGAATCAAGATTCAATCACTGGATTATCTGGAAACTTTGAAGTACTTAATATAACAGAATCCCTCTCTGGATCATCTGGAAACTTTGAAGTGCTTAATGTAACAGGCCCTTTAATAGTGAACGGGGTAGACATATACCCTGCAATCTCAGGGCTACTAGCTAAAGATGAAATTCACGACGCTCAAATATCAGGATTACAAGAAAGAATTGATAATCTCGCAGTTACAGTAGGTGAGCTAGAGGCCGACGGACAAACCTATTCATTTTTTACAGATTTAAATTCGGGAGATTTCACCTACGAAATAACATTTCCATCCTCTTTTGATTCTATACCTAAAATCAATTCCACACTAGAAGTTACAGGTGAAGGGAAGATAGTTGACTATATAGTATCAGGAATAAACACAGGTTCTTACTTTGTAGTGTTTCCAGAAAGGCTTCCAAATGATAATTATAGAATACATACCCTTTTTGACTCAAATGGTCAATACGCAGGGGAAGAAGCTTTTGAATTAGATAGTGATGGCGATCTAGTTCCTAGCAATTCCCCGCTAATTTCGGACACGATGTGGATTTTAAGGAATCAAACAGATCTAGAATTAAGAAATAATTTTTGGAGATACAATACGGGCCCAGAAGCTTTTACGGATGAAATATCCTTTTAATAATCAATAGTGTAATAAAATAGATGGCTACAAGAAATCTAGTTCCAAGAAACAGCGGTGAAGGCGGAGTAGGTAAAATACAAAAAGCCTGGGCAACAGGTGTTTTTGATAATTTGTATTTCGGCGGACTACTTGTCTCCATGGACCAAAATGTAAGAACCACAGATGACGTTGAATTTGCTAGTGGTAATTTCACAAATGGACTAACAGTTAATGGCGTAGAGATTACAGGTCTACTTGGAGGAGGTGGAACTACCATAGAACAAACATTGTCGGGGTCTGCAGAATTTTTATTCTTTTCCGATGTTTCTGATAATAACGGAATTACTGAAAAAACCTTCTATCAAACCCCGAGCACCAACTTATATCTATCAGGTGTCACGGTAGCCTCGGCAGCAGACCTAAGGGTGGAACTCCAGTGGGATGGACCTAATGATGACTACATGGGTGAGGCTTACATTAATGACCAAAAAATACCATTTCAAAACATACAGGAACTCGGCTCTCACACAAGAAGATTTATTGGTTACATAGATAACTTTAACGCAGTAGGCTTGAATGCTATAACCGGCAGAGCAAATAACAGAACAATCACATTACCCCTAAATGAATTAGGAGCAGGGCCCGAGGCAACCAATATATTTATAGATTCAATAGAAAATGCAACAGCCAAGCCTGGCGAACTACTAGGGTCGACCCACCTAAAACAAGGAGATCAAATAAATGTCTATGCAGACTTTAACACAAATGATGTATCTCTAATTAAAGTTTTAAACTCAGGAATAGCAGAAGAAATAGGGTTCACGAATTACCCCTTATCAAATATTAGCGGAACCTATAGAGCGACGATACCAATTACGGTATCTTCAAATAATGGATCTCAGGGAGTAGCTATTCAAGCAATAAACAGCTTTGGATCAACAGGACAAGCTATAAGATCAGATTCATTTACCCACGGAAGTGGCACAAGAGATTTAGATCAAACATACCCGATTATATCAGCCACGGACCCTACCAACTACAACGGTAGATCTGATGGATTAAGAGAAGGGGAATCAGTCATATTATCAAATTCAATTAGTAATTGGAATAGTGGAACTGATTTTATTCAATATACAGAGCTGGATAATCTTATCTCAATAAACAATAAAAATCTTTTCGAAACAAGCAAAACAGTATCATATGTTAGTGGTATATATAATAACTCAGACAATTTAACAATATATGTCTACAGGACAGGAAATGGAGCAACTGACACAGAAAACGTAAAAATTAAAATAGCTAACGGTCCAGTTATAACTGGAGCAACTGTCAATCAAACTGCTAGTTCAGCAACATCCCCTAATATCATAGGAACAGGGGAGTTGAAAGCTGGAGATACGGTTGAATCAGAGGTTTATATCGACGGAAATGGGGTATCAATAAACGATATATCTATATCAGTATTAAACAACGGACTTTCTGACGGCTCTCAAACATCATACATTTCTTCCTATACCAAAACAACACTAGGCGATGGTAGCTTTAAATTCATAGTACCGATCAATGTCTTCGGGACACTTGGAGATGGATCTAGAGACGGAAGTCAAACGGCTGACTTTAGAGCAAGAAACAACTTCAGCACCACCAGCGACACATTTACATCCACAAATTCAGCAGAAATAAACAACGCAAGCATACCATTAGTTCAGATTTCTTCTGTAACATACCCGGCCTCCCAACAAGCGATTAAATCAACAGAGTCAGCGACAGTCTCAAACTCTGTATCAAATTTTGATACAATCTCATACTCCTCTCCAAACTCCGAGCTTACAATTTCAAATTCAACAACATTTGAAGCAAATAAAAATACAGACTACCTAAATGGTGGATACAATATTGACGGTGATGGCGGAGTTAATAATTTTAAAATATCTGCAACAAAATTATCAAATGGCGCCACAATTGAATCATATAAAATTGTAAATATAGCAAACACCCCATTAATATTATCAATCACAAATCTCGCATCAAAATTAAGTAGTTCTGCTGCAGGAATTTCTGATCAGTTTAATTTAGTTAGCTCTCAATTAATGCTTAGCAATCCAACACTTGGAACCGACTCGAGCCAAACTAATCCGTCTTCACTTACTCAAAATAGTTCGGGCACAGGTAAAAATAGTAACTCATACTCAATCACGGTCACAGACTCAGATACAAAAGGTACATTTAATTGGCAGGTGTCCGCAACAAATCTAGCAAACATATCAACAACCTCAATTTCTACAAATCCAACCTATACATTAGAAGGTTTTGAAGAAAGAACAATCATAGCTTCCCCAACAAGCTTAGGGGCAGGATTAGCTCCGATAGGAACCACTGTTTCTAATGTAAGTAATTTAAATTTTGAAAATGTATCCGAAGGAGGTACGGCTGCGAATGGAGGAACAATTTACACATACCAGTCGTACGCAGACGGAATTCAGCTCAATAATACCTACGATGTAAATAATAAATTTACAGTTTGTAACTCTCTTGGGGTAACCGATACAGATGGAGGTTTTGTATTTAATCTAGACAAACTTAATCGCTCTGCAAATACTTCAGTATTAAATCCAGCAACATTTATAATTTCTGAATAATTATCGTGTAAATCATAATTATGAATATATTGCTTACCGCCAATTTCAAAAAAGGTATATTCTCAAACGGCTTACAGCAGAATATAGTTTTCCTTTCTGAGCTTCTAAAAGATATAGGATTTACCCCCTTAATTGTAGTTAACCATAACGTAGAAGAATGCATAGACCCGCCGACAGACACATTAATACTCGAACAACACGAAATACCTGAGTACTGCCAAGACCTATACGCAGTACTACAAACCGGTTGGGTTTTATCGAAGAAAAGTATAGATACAATCAAAGACATTTGCCCAAAATGCAAGAATATATATGTTCACTACGGTAATAGATTGTTGGCAGATATAGAACAGTCTAACTGGGATCATACTCGCCCCTTGATTGATTATAGAGTTGACGAAAACTGGTTGTCACCTCATTATGAATTCTCAGTACCGTATTTCAAAACATACTACAAATCGGAAAAAGTTTTTGAAATTCCATATATATGGGATCCTAAATACATGGATATTCATGAAAAAATTTGGAATAAAGAAGGAAAAACATGCTTTTACTCAAAAGATAAAGAAAAAAACATAGGAATATTTGAACCAAATTTAAATGTAACTAAACACTGCCTGCCATCAATAATGATAATTGAGGAGCTATATTCCCAAAGTAAAGATTTATTTAATAAATGCAATGTTTATTGTTCTCAAAAACTAAGAGATAAGAATTATTTTAAAGCCTTAATGTGGCAATTAGAAATCCAAAAAGCAGGATTAATTAACTACTTATCTCGAACAACGATCAGCAAAGTATTCTCCGAAGACGTAAGCGTCTCTCTCTCAAATCAACTGCTTAACGGATTAAATTATACATACTTAGAGGCCCTATACTTCAATATTCCGCTAGTTCATAACTCTGAGTACATTAAGGGCGCTGGATATTATTACCCTGAATATGACACCAAAAAAGGTGCAGACGCCCTCAGGCTTGCGCTAACTTACCACGATCAAAATTTAGAAGAATACAAAAAACAATCGCAGATCATTTTAGATCGATACTCACCCAAAAACCCACTTGTTATAGAAAAATATAAAAAATTATTGTCATGAAAATAGGAATCACACTTGATATGTCCATTGCTTTTTGGGCAAACGGAATGCAACAAAATATAGTTTTTCTTTATGATTTATTTAAAAGAATAGGTCATGAATGTTATTACATTACTAAAGACATTCCAAAAAATAGAATGCACTTCAATCACCAGGGAATGTTGTTGCAAGATCTCATTTCAGATAAAAGCGAAAATCTTGATATATTAATTATCGCAGGCTATGATATTCCACTTAAAACATATAAAGAACTTAAAGAACGAAACCCAAATCTAAAAATTATCATATCTCATTTTGGTCATAAATTATATATAGACACACATAATCTATTATTTGACGAAAGATATAAGAATTATGAAATACAGTTAAATCCCAAAAATGTTAGCGAATATGTTGACCAATTATGGATTCTACCTCATCACGCTTCAGGAATCGAATATATAAAGACCTACTACGGAATAGATAATGTCGTTATTACCCCCATGATTTGGGAACCGTCTTTCGTTCAGGATAAAATAAAAGATTTGAAGAGAAAAAACCTAAACCCTTTCTTTAAGGCTGACTACGCAAATAAAGTTTGTGTTTTTGAACCAAACATAAACCCCGTAAAAACATGCCTTGTTCCATTAATGATTTGCGAGAGACTAGAAACAGAAAGGCAAAATACATTAAGCGCGATCAACATCTTTTGCGCTGAAAGAATAAGATCTAGAAAGTATTTTGAAAATTTTGCAAAAAGATTAAACATTTTAAACAAAAAAGATTTCTGCTTTTTTAATAACAGATGGGGATCCCTGGACGCATTAAGTAAATTTGGTAGTACTATAGTTAGTCATCAGAATGATTGTGAATTTAATTACGCTAATTTCGAGCAACTCTACATGGGCCTTCCACTAATTCACAATTGTCCAAGCTTATGTGATGTAGGTTATTACTACAAGCAGCACGATATTAAAATGGGAGCAAATCAACTTTATAATGCTATACTCAATCACGAAAAAACCCTAAATGAATACACCGAGCAAGCTCGCTCCTGCCTAAAGCAATTCAGCCCATTCGAGGATAAAAATATAAACATATATTCCAAGTTAATAGATGACATTAAATAAAATAAGTAAAGCTTTTTTTATAAACCTCGATCGTCGAAAAGATAGATTAGAACATATAAACAAAAATCTACCATTTTCAGCAGAAAGGTTTCCTGCTATTGACGCAAAAAACCTAGAGTTGAACGAAGAAATAGAAAAAATATTTGGTAAAAATCTAGAAAAATTCACAAAAGCAGAAATAGCGTGCGCCCTTAGCCATTACAGATTATGGAAACGCTTGACATTAGATAAAGGTGCTGATAATTACTTAATACTAGAAGACGACGCGGTTTTTAAAAATGGATTTACCAACTTCTGGAATCAAGTTTTCAGCAGGCACATACCCAGCGATTACAACCTAATATACCTAGGTGGTTGCCAGCCATGGAATAAGCCTCACTATCACAAAGTTCTACAAAAGCATAACGATTATTTTTTTAATATTAAAAGAAACAGCTTCTTCTCTAAGGACGATCATTTTTGGCACATGAATGCAAGCTCATATATATTAAGTAAACAAGCCGCCTCCCTCTTATGCCAATGGGCAGAACAACAAGGGATAGACCAAGCCCTAGACAACTTCATGCAAAACTTTTTTAATAAAAATAAAATATTTTCCTCCCCAGACTCTATTTACCACTTAAACCCCTTAATGGCATATCAACTGCACGAAGAAAATGACAATACGGAAATAGATAAGAATTCAGATTTGAGATATGCACAAGAAAAGTTTGAGTTGAACAAAAATAAAAAATTATCAAACAATAAAAGTCTCACCGAATTATTGATACCTCTAAAAACTAATCTAATCAAAAAAAGAATTGGCGCAGAGGGAGATGGAGGCTATGTATTACTTCAAGAAATATTTAACGATTGCGATACAGTATATTCTTATGGAATAGATGATTCAGAAAATTCTGACTCATTTGATGCAGAGTGCGCTAATAATAACAAGACAGTATTTATGTTTGACGGCACAATTGAGCGAGAACAATCAAAAAATCCAAGACTTGTATTCAAAAAAGAAAACTTGACTGCAGATAATTTACGCTCACATTTGTCGATAAACAATAACATCAATAAAAAGAACATGATTTTAAAAATGGATATCGAGGGCCACGAATATCCAGTAATTGAAAAAAATATAAAATTAATAAATGACTGTTTCTCCATGATGTGCATTGAGTTTCATGGATTAAATAATCCTAATTATTACAACTACGAAAACAAGAACCATGTATTAGAATTAATTTTAGAATATTATGACATCTTTCACATGCATGCAAATAATTGGGTGGAAAGAAAATTTGAAGTCCCAAGCGTTATGGAAATTTCTTTCATTAGAAAGGGCGTCTGCTCGAGCGAGCTAGATTGCGCATATCCAATAAAAGGCCTAGATTTCCCGAACTGCGTCAATAGGAATGATTATAGCTTAGATTGGTGGGTAAAGGAAGAGATAGAATTCCCGTTTTTGCAAGAACTTAAAAGTAAAAAAATTACAAACAAAATCCACATATCGTGGAAAGACGAAAATGTAATCACTTCCAACCAACCATTAATTCAAAAAGGAATCGCTAATTTATTAAAACTAAATCCAGGCTGGGAGATGGAAATTTACAACGACGAAGATATCGATAAAATGTTGCGTGACTCAATTAGCCTAGAAGACTGGAATCTAATTAAAAATAAAAAAATTACCGAAAAAACAGACCTCTGGAGGCTTTTAAAAACCTATCAAGAAGGAGGACTTTACATCGATATTGATAGATATATCGATACGCCCTTATCTGAAATAATAAACCCCAAAAGCAAAATAGTTTTACCTACATTTCAAGATATTGATTTCTCTCAAGATTTTATTTTAACTTGCCCAAAAAACCCTTTAATCGGCCGAGCGATTGCAAATAACTTAAAATATCGTAGAGAAGGTAAAAATTTATTCTTCCTAGCAGTATATTCTTACATGCATTCAGTTAGTCAAATGTTAAGCGGTAAAACTGTCGAACGAGGAAAAAACGAAGAGTATTTTCAAAACATTCGTCGTAAGATTGACAATTGCCAGCATATGAAAACATACCGCGAGTCAGGCCCAGGTAATCACATTTTATTCAGAAACAAAAATTCTGATTTCTCGATGGAACAATTTGAAAAAGATAAAGCAGATTTTTATAACCACTACAACGTCACCCATTGGAATGATGATACCAGAAAAAAACACGAATCAATTAATTTGGAAACTAAAAACACAAACTTCTCACTTAGTGAAAAAGCTAAAGAATTTATTAGCTTAAAAAATCAATGGCAAAATTTCAAAGATTATAATTTCTTCAATTATATTGCTCACGAAATACCTGAATTAAAACCGCCCGAGAATAAATTTGACACATATAATGCTAATCAAAAAATTGCAATAGTTAGTTTGTACACGAAAGAAATAGCAGATTATGCAACGCACTCAGAAAACTCCATAAAAGAATATTGCGAAAAACAAGGTTATACATTTTATATTTACCGCGAAAAACTTGAAAAAAAATCTAACCCAAACTGGTCCAAGGCTCAAGCGCTACTAAATCATATTGATGACCACGAATACATAATATGGATGGATTCTGACACATTAATCTTTAACCCAAATAAAAAACTCGAGGAAATAATAAGCAAATCACCAAAAAAGTTTATTTTAGCCACGAAAGACATTGGCGGCAACTCCATGTTAAATAGCGGCGTGTTATTTTTTAAATCTCATACCTATACAAAAAACTTAATCAAAAGATGGCGCGACTTTAATGGAGACAAATCCTCGCTCTATTCAAGCGGAGGAGATCAAGAAGTTCTTTGTGGAATTTTAAAAAAATCAGATGAAGCAGGATTCAATAGAAAAATTTTTGAAATGAACGAATTCAATACAGATCCAAGATTAGTTAACAGCGAGACATTTATATTACATTTCATGGCGTACCCGCATCAATTAAAGAAAATATTCATGAGCTACTGGAACAATTCGTAGTTCCCATTTTTATTTTTGACCGGTATATAATTATTGTATGGCAAAAATCTTCCGTACCGAAACATTAAATCTTGGCGGTAATCTCCGCCTTGAATCGAGTACTCCTGGTGCTTTTGAAATCAAAAGTGCAGATGGTAGTACAACACACATGTCTCGTGCCTCGATTGACTCAGACATCTCCAGCCTTCAAGCTGTTGACGTAAAAAACGAGTCTGATCTTAGCGTTGACGTTTCCAGCCTTCAAGCTGGAATCACAGCTGAAGAGAGCGCTCGTTCGACAAAAGACACAAGTCTTGATACAGACATCTCCAGCCTTCAAGCTGTTGATGTAAAGAATGAGTCTGATCTTAGCGTTGACGTTTCCAGTCTTCAAGCTGGAATCACAGACGAAGCAAACGCTCGTTCAACAAAAGACACAAGTCTTGACAGTGACATCTCCAGCCTTCAAGCTGTTGACGTAGCTAACGAATCCGATCTTAGCGTCGATATCTCCAGCCTTCAAGCTGGACTTACAACTGAAGAGTTCAATCGCTCAACAAAAGACGCAAGTCTTGACAGCGACATCTCCAGCCTTCAAGCTGTTGACGTAGCTAATGAGTCTGATCTTAGCGTTGATGTCTCGAGCCTTCACGCTCAAGACGTAACAAACGAATCCGATCTTAGCGTAGACATCTCGAGCCTTCACGCTCAAGACGTAACAAACGAATCCGATCTTAGCGTAGACATCTCGAGTCTTCACGCTCAAGACCAAGGAAATGACGTTGTTGCTAAATCTGTCTCTCAAAGCTCCTCCGCACAAGATTCCGGTTCGATTTCATTCGGCCGTACCTTCGACAGTACACCAGCTGTCATCGCAGTTCTTAAAAGCACAAGTGCAAGCGACCCAATTATCGCATGCATGGTTACAGCTGTTTCGACAAGCGCATGCACAGTATCATTCGCAGATGCATTGCCTTCAGCTAACTACACAGTTGAAATCTTCGCATCGGTTGCAGACTGATTCTAACGAGAAAGATATTATTTATCTTCTGGCGATCCTTCGGGATCGCCTTTTTTTTGCGTGTAAAATAAAATATGAACCCAAAAGATTTGTTTAAAAAATTATTTTCCAAAGAAAAGGATGAACTCGGAAAGCATCGTCCAGAAAACAAAAAATTTTCAAAAGAAAATTTGCCAGTAAAATATCAAAAATCCATTGCAGAAAAAGAATTGAGTAAGCAATTCAAAAAGCTTAGACATCAAGCAATCTATTTAAATATTGAGCATGAAGAATTAGTAACCGAATTTGATTCCATAAGAAGACAGTTTATCGCAGAGATGCTCGCTTATTGTAGTGAAAAAAATATCGAACATCCATTTCAGTCAGTTCCAGATAAAAAAGATAAATCCACTGAGCTGTCAAATGATGAAATGAATAATTTATTCAGAGAAATTGTTCGTCAAACACACCCAGATCTAAATAAAAATCTATCCAAAGACGACGCCGAGGAAAAGCTTGACCTCTATAACGAAGCAGTTCAAGGAAAGCAAAATGGAAACTTCAGGAAAATATTACAAGTAGCACTAGAGCTAAATGTAAAAATAAAAACAATTACCCCAGAATTTATCTCTCAATTAAAAAAAGAAATATCAAAAATGAATAATCAAATCAATCAAATCAAAAATGACGCAATGTACAGATGGTATTACTCAGATAAAAACATGAGAGCACAAATATTTGAATTGATAACAAAAAATCAAAAAAAACTTAATGATTAATTTGAAGATCCAGAAATTATAGATTGAAGATCATTATTTAATCCAGAAACTATTGATTCAAGATTATTATTTTTTAACCTTAATTCATCTATTAAATTTTGCTGCTCCTTGATTGCCGCAATGGAATACACAAATAAACTATTGTAATCCAATCCGTGTGGCCCTGCAACAACACCGCTTTCTCCGATTCTCTCGGGAGTTACCGCGAATGCGAGTTCTGGTATTGTTAAAATTTCTTGAGCTAAAACTCCGGCCTCTATATTGTGTTCCACCAGGTTTCCACTAACATCAATTGGCAAACCATTTTCATCTAAGTCGAAATTGTGGTCAGCCTCATACATATCAAGCGTTTTAATGTATTTTTTCGGAGTCACTTTATCAAGTACAGATAGCGCTCCGGTGATCAACTGTTCGTTATGCTTGATTCTATCGTCCGAAGTATGAACAGTGCTTCCATTAACCGCAATATTTCCATATACATCTAGTTGTTGAGCCGGACTCACCGTACCAATACCAACCTTGCCATCTTTTAAAAGTGACATGGTAACTTGAGGGTTGCTTGAGCTATTTACCGCACCAAGATGTAGTTTATTACCATAGGTAAACGCAACCTCGTTACTGGTAGTGCCGCCATACCCTTTGCTAGCATAATCCAAGATAGCATATGCACCTGTAGTAAATTGCACATGTAGCTGGCCATCTGGATTTGTAGTACCAATACCTACGTTGCCATTAGAATCAACGCGCATTTTTTCGTTACTCCCAACAGAAAATACTATTCCGCTCGCAGCCGACCTTATTGCAAGTTGCTGGCTATTTGAACCATTTACTAACGCAGGGGCGTAACCTATATAACCAGCGTCACCATGTGTATTATTACTGATTTTAATGTAGCCTTCGGAACCTGCTACATTATTATTGCCAACTACATCAAGGTTCGCATTAGGAGTCGTAGTACCAACACCAACCTTACCGTCTTTCTTTAAATATAATTGTCCCTGATTTCCAGAGGAGAAAAAACTCAAATCGTTATTAGTGTAAGACCTTATGCTATTCTGATCTATCCTTAATTCCTGCGCAGCATTTCGTACGTGAACGCAAGAGTCGCCCAATGAAGAATATACATCCAATTTACATTGATTACCATACGGATCCGTTGTGCCAATACCAACATTTCCACCTGTATAATATATATTCTGAGAATTTGCCAAGCTCCATAATCCAGAGCCACCCGCGCCTCCTCCTTCAAATATATTTCCGCTTTGAAAAATTTTACCAGAAACATGAAGGTCGCCAACTACATGTAATTTACTATCGGGATTTGCAGTTCCAATACCTACGTTGCCATTAGAATTTAGTATTGTCATTCGAGCAGCTTCAGCGCTTACCCCTGCAGAAGTTCGAAACGTTAAGTTTTCTCCGTTATATGCAGTAAGAGATAAAGCGCCACTTAGGGTTTCATCATCAGAACCTATGCTTCCAACAATACCCTTTAAGATATTTTCTTGGGAAAATGATAGATAATTCCACGGTGCACCAGCTCCTTGATTCAGTTGAATCATGTTATCGCTAGTACTTTCAATGTCTAATGGGGCGTTTGGATTACTGTTACCAATACCAACATGTCCACCATCTGCAATAAAAATGCCCAAGCTACCTGCATCATCAGTTAATCGAAGTCCGTCTGAATCTCTAGCAAAAAGGCTGTCTGTGAATAGATGTTTTCCGTTCGCTGTGCCAAAATTTTCACTAGAAATCCAAGATTTTGTAGAATTGTCGAAAGCAATGGTTTTTAAAGTGTCTCCGTGCAAAGCAATTCCACCCCCATCTGCGGTTACATCAGTGGCTGTACCCGTAGAAGTTGTTCCAAGTTCTATGTTTTTGTCTTCAATTCTTAAAGTTTCTGTTTCGATAACAAAACTATCTCCTTTTACCGTGAGATCTCCATCAATAAAAGTATCCCCAGAAACAGTTAAACTTTGCCCAATTTGAGTGCTGCCCGTGACGTTAAGCGTGTTATAGGTTGGCGTACTAGCTCCAGCTCCGCCCCCTCCCTCAAATATATTGCCGCTTTGGAAAATTTTACCAGAAACATGAAGGTCGCCAACTACATGTAATTTACTATCGGGATTTGCAGTTCCAATACCTACGTCACCACCCAGAAATATACCAACGGGTCCAGAGCCATATTGTTGCGCATAAATAGTTGATGTGGTGCTGTCTTGCCTAAACCAAGATTGGCCGCTCGATACACGAAAAATTCCTACTAGATCCAATGGGTAAACGGGATTTTGCGTGCCGATGCCAATCCCCCCTTGTTTAATAAATATTCCTGAATTGCTTCCCGCTTTGAGTTGTAGTCCATCTGAATTATCGGCATTTATTACTGAAAATTCAGCCTCTGATGATGATAAGTTTTTCATTTTTAATTATTTTTAAGTTGTTGGATTTCTTGTTTTAGGTCTTCGATCATTTTTTGCTGTTCTTGGATTGCTGCTATAGCATAAACGGATAAACTATTATAATCTAAAGAATACAAAGAAGTAAGATCACCTGATTCGTTAATTAATTCTGGCCCCACCGTAAATTTTAATTCATCAACCCCCAAAACTTCTTGAGCTATCACACCCGCTTCAATTTTATGAGGAACAAGCTCGCCGTTTTCATCGATTGGATTACCATTAAAATCAAGTTCAAAGTTGTGATCGTGATCGTAAATTTTACTTGTTTTTATGTACCTTTTAGGAGTGATTTTTTGAATAGCATTAATCGCCCCAGTAATAATCTCTTCGTTATGCTTGACGCGATCATCAGAGGTTAATTGAGTACCATTAGCCCTAACAGTTCCATTTGATTCAACGCTAAACTTCTTAGTGCTACCCAGCACACAATCTATAAAATAATTACCAGCGGTTGGACTAAACCCCGAATTATATTGAACTACAAGGCCAAAAGGATTGGGATTGATCAAGCTAGATAGGCGCGCGGCATATTGATTATCGTTAGCAACTAAATCTAATTTATAATAAGGAACCGTAGTACCAATACCAACATTGCCATCAGGGCCAATTCGCACTTTTTCAGTAAGATCACCAGTTTTTGTATCTGATGTGTGAAAAGCGAGGTGTCCACCCACACCACTGAGAACTGAATTATCGCCAATTCCTCCATAAACTCCAGCGCTCGTATAAACATCCCCATTAAAATATGTTTGATTATTAAATACAATTCCTCCACCAAAACCGTTATAAGGAGTAAAGCTATTGGTTTCTGTGAAGATTGACATTGCATTATATTTTGCGGTTCGTCCTGCCTGACCAGTACCTGCAGCAGCTATGGTGCGAACCTCAAGAGTTTCACTAGGATTAGTCGTTCCAATACCAACATTGCCACCGTTAAAATAAGAATCGTTTGGACTACCAATCCTACCGTCCAATCGAATAATATCATTTCCCCCATCAGTCAATGCTACGACAGTTCCATTGCTAGCAGTATATATGCGCAATTTCTGCTCATCATTCGAATCGTAAATAGCAAATGGTTGCGAACCCCCTTTGATCTCAAGATTTGAACTAGGATTCGAAGTACCAATACCAACATTGCCATTAGAATTTAGTATTGTCATTCGAGCAGCTTCAGCGCTTACCCCCGCAGAAGTTCGAAACGTTAAGTTTTCTCCGTTATATGCGGTAAGAGACAAAGCTCCACTTAAGGTTTGATTATCAGAACCTATGCTTCCAACAACACCCTTTAAGATATTTTCTTGGGAAAATGATAGATAATTCCACGGTGCACCAGCTCCTTGATTCAGTTGAATCATGTTATCGCTAGTACTTTCAATGTCTAATGGGGCGCCTGGATTACTGGTGCCAATTCCAACAAAACCTCGAAAATAAGCAGTCGCATCATTTTTTATAATCAAGTTATCCTTATCATTAGATGAATTTCTTACAGTAAATCCTTGATTTTCTGATCCAATAAATGTTGCGCCGTCATTTATGATTGATTGTCCACCAAAACTAATTCCGCTTGGAAAAACTATTCTATCCCCACTATCCGCAGAAATGCTAACCCCTGTATTATCTCCCTCTCCGCCAATATACAGAGAATTACTACTCAGAAATAAATGTCTAATTTTCTTCTCTGCAGAACCTAAATCATATTGAGAATTGGCTGCGGGTAATATGTGTCCAGCAAACTGAATTCCCCCATCTATATCTAGAGTTGCAGCAGGAGCTGTAGTGCCAATACCAACATTTCCACCTGTATAATATATATTCTGAGAATTTGCTAAGCTCCATAATCCAGAGCCACCAGCGGAGCCGGCAGAAACAAATTGTCCCGATCCACCGAATAAAGTTTGAACTGTGTAGTTATTATTCGGTATCACTTTAGAAAAGATGACACTGTACGAGCTTGTGCCAATTCCAGATATAGCATAAGGTATAATAGGTCCGTCTCCATCTATTTCGAGGGTAGTAGATATCTTGGGCGGAGCAACAAAAGTTGTTGGATAAGTAATGCTATATACAGACTGACCGGAAGAAAGGTTTGTCTGGAAAGAATAATTTGAGCCACCCGCGCCTCCTCCTTCAAATATATTGCCGCTTTGGAAAATTCTGCCAGAAACATGAAGGTCTCCTATTACATGTAATTTACTATCAGGATTTGTAGTGCCGATACCTACGTTACCTCCATCCTTGATAAATATTCCTAAATTTGCTGAGCCATCAGCCAACCGAAGTCCATCCAAATCTCTAGCTTGAAGAGTATCCGTAAAAATATATTTACCGTCTCCAACTCCGATATTTTCACTAAAATCCCAAGAATTAGTTAGCTGTGTCCATGTGATAGTTTTATCTGTAGACCCCTTTAAAGTTATTCCTCCTCCATCTGCGGCCACATCAGAAGGAGCTTGACCGCTGGCAGGAACAGCTAACTCTATATTTTTATCCTCAACTAAGACAGTTGAGGTTTGCGCAAATATATTATTACCCTCAACAGTCAAATCACCTTTAATAATAGCGCCCCCAGAAACAGTCAAATTTCCCCCAACTTGAGTGCCACCAGTGACCTGGAGAGTGGAATAACTTGCATCACCGGTTCCAGCAAACGAAGTAAATTGTCCCGATCCACCGAATAAAGTTTGAACTGTGTAGTTATTATTCGGTATCACTTTAGAAAAGATGACACTGTACGAGCTTGTGCCAATTCCAGATATAGCATAAGGTATAATAGGTCCGTCTCCATCTATTTCGAGGGTAGTAGATATCTTGGGCGGAGCAACAAAAGTTGTTGGATAAGTAATGCTATATACAGACTGACCGGAAGAAAGGTTTGTCTGGAAAGAATAATTTGAGCCACCCGCGCCTCCTCCTTCAAATATATTGCCGCTTTGGAAAATTCTGCCAGAAACATGAAGGTCTCCTATTACATTTAATCCATTGAGAAGGGTATCTCCAGAAACAGTTAAATTTTGCCCAATTTGACTACTACCGGTGACCTGGAGAGTGGAATAATTAGCGGACCCTCCCCCGCTAACAATCTGATCAATTTGTAATTGAATTAATTCGCCAGTTTGATTTAAGTTGCCAGACAATATCGCAATACTGGGACTTTCCTCGAGATCCGCTAAAGCCCCGCTAATTTGATCGATATCTGATTTTAGTGACGCACCAGTTTGATTTAAGTTGCCAGACAATATCGCAATACTGGGACTTTCCTCGAGATCCGCTAAAGCCCCGCTAATTTGATCGATATCTGATTTTAGTGACGCACCAGTTTGATTTAAATTGTACTCATTAACTACATTTAATCCATTTACTTTAAGAGAATCATCAAACTCCCCCGTTTTAAAATTAGCAATGCCCCAGGGTCTCGAGGCTAAACCTATCTCTCCCTCGCCACTGTTTCTTGGAATTAAATTTTTTGTAGTCATTCTATTTTGTTACACTATTTTTATTAAGATATGTTGGATGATTCCGAATTAATTATAATATCCAAAAATGCATCATTACTATCAATTTCATCAGTAAAGGCTACATAAAATCCTGTATTTGTTATATTATAATTTACATGAGAATAAATATATTCAGGTAAAGAATTAAATCTCATCGATGTTACAACCGTAGGAGCGCTTGAGTAATTTACTGTATTACCAAGAGAATTAAATGAAATCGCCTCTCTATAAGCCCCGCTAGGAATAGAGAATGAATAAGAAAGCGTTTGATTTTCTGCATTAGAAATTTGAGACTGAACACCAGATATCTGATTATTTAAAGAAAGTCCCGTCTGTTGAATTTTTAAATCTAATTCACCCGAAGCGACCTGAAGCTCGTTAGTGGTAACAATTCCGGTACTTGTGGGCGCAGAACCCAAAACCCTTATGAATTTCCAATCTAGAATATTATTCTCGCCAGTTTTTTCGTACAATTCATTTGTAGAAGAATCTATATATTGCGAACCTATTATACCCGCAGCCTGGAGACTTCCCGAAGGATGTCCAGCGTCAGATATCAAAGGCTTCCTGATACCTAAATTAGCATTTACAAAGGTTTCAAACGCTCCCATTTTATAACCCTATTTCTTGCTATGATAAAGAAGTGAAGCTGAGTATAGATCCAAATTATGTTCAGATGCTATATCAGAAACTCCACTCAATTGACCCAAAGAACCAATTTTTTCTCGATTAATTATGCAATCAGACAAACAAGATTCCCAGTCATCATTTTCAGAAGATATAATCACAGATTTACAAAGCTCATCCAATAAAGATTTTTGAGCCTTACTTAACCTTTTCTTGCCTGAACTTTTTTTCATTTCCGCATAAGCGAACTCTCTTAACTTCTCCGACTCATAAATTACATCCTGAAGATCTTCTCTGCTATACATCTCTTCCTTTGCGCTAGAGTTCTCTTGAGGTATTTCTGAAGTGCCTACAGGTCTACCAACTTCCTGGCGGCTTTTAACCTCAGGAATAGAATCGCCCCCTGCATCATCCTCAATCATTGGCACTCCACCAACTATAGGATTAAACATGCCCTCTTTTCTATTTTCTATAAACTCTTTTTGGGCAGGAACAAGCTCTTCGGAATTAGGGTATGCCCCTTTCTTTATAACATTAACTCCTTGCTCTGGAGTAAGTATTCCTAGCTCCATTAATCTTGTTGCGACTCTCTGCAATTGAACCTCATCCTTTATATCTGTTTCTTCGAACTTAACAATAGGATATTTCCTAAACCCTAAGTTCTTGCAGACCATCTTTATCTGCGGCTGAAGAAAGTCATATATAAAAGCATTCCTAGATTCTTTAAGTCTCTCTAAGAATATTTGAGCCTTCACCTGAGTATTACTATATCTTTCGTCTCCAACGATAATATTTTGCAAACCTTCTTTTATGTCATTATTAATAACCTCGTATTTTGCCGGTCCAACAACCTTACTTATGTCAGGTATAACAAATTGAGCTTTTGTAGTAAAATCGCTCACGAGAACCCTTCCAACACTTTCATTTTTGAAAAGATTTTGCATAGCCTGCATATTATGAGGATTAATCCCACCCTTCTCAGGCTCCGCCCCCATAGTTATTAGAAGTATGACATTTTCTATAGTTCTGCAAACAGCTTGATCTATTTTCTTAAGCTCGATCTTGAAATTAATATCATCCAACACTGGATACCCAAAAGGTATAGCAAAAGGTTCGTAGTCTTGCTTTTTATAAAAAGAATACAAAAGTTGATTAGAATCCAACTTCACCTTCAAGCCATCTGAGTTATACTGACCAGATTTTATTCTCTCCTTAATTTCGGGATCCAGTGAATCAAATATTTCTTTATCGTATTCTGTCTTGGGATTTCTTAATCTCTCTAAATCATACTCGGATAAAAGTTTTTCGTAAGCTCCTGTTTCAAATGAGCTGGATCTTGTTGCTACTATATCAAAAGGATTTAAAAGAATGTAGCGAACAGGTAACTTACCCGGAGCCAAACTTGCGCTTGCACCGTATATTTTACTCAATTTCTCGAAGTCACTTTTAGAAAATTTTCCGTCGACTCTATACAGGAATATATTACCGCTACGGTAATACTCTCTAAAATACTGGTCCTTCAAATTCCATAAATTAATCTTCTCGAACCATTTGTATATAAAGTCTTGAGACTTTTTAGTTCCTCCCTCTAAATATAAATTAGAGTTAGCGAACTCTGACATTACGTCTATTGCGTTTCTAAAAACAGATACATTGGCATATGCCTTCTGACATAATTCAATAGCCTGCCTGACATCTACTCCATCGGAACCATAAGTATATGGTAACAATCCCGACTCAATGTTTGCGAACCTAAAATCTTTTGTTTTTTTATGTATCGCATTTCTCCTACTTCCAGTTGATCCATCCGCTGGAGCGTTCCTATTATAATTAGCAGTTGACTCTAAATAATAAGGCTCCCCAGAAGATATTGGGACTGAAGCATTTGAGTGCAAGGATTGTTGCAGAACATCAGGATTAGGCTTATCGAATTTATTCCAATAATCCGACCTTTTGATATATTTCCTTTTGCTCATCTTGTATAATACACGAAAGTCCACACAAAGTCTAAAGTAAAGTCGAAAGTTAACTTTTAGACTTTTAATGAATATATAAATATTTTATATACGTGTATATATTATTAATGAAAAATGAAGAAGAAAGATGTATAGTAACGACCAGCTTTGGCGAAATACCAGGAACCATCATTAAAAAATACGAAGAAATTGGTGGCCCTGAGGATGGAGCCCAATTCCAAGTTATAAAACTAGACAACGGACAAGTCATAACAATCAAAATAGAAAATGAATAGCTCAGACCCAAATTTCAGATATCCGAATGATAATAGAGACACAAATATTTCTCAATATAATTATCCTTCTCAACAGGAAATAAGTCCTGCAACGCAAAAAGGCGAAAAAATGTATTATCCAAATGATAATGGAGGATACTATGCAAACTCGAATAGAGTAAACATTAATATAGTAGATCCCTCAAACAAAAAACAGCCGCCCAACTCGAACTACCAAATACCTTAAGAAAATGATCTTTGCGGTTACCACCTTAATCTCAGCATTAAGTATTTCTTGTATTGCTGCGTATTTTAGCATTATCGGACTAGCTACAATTTTCCCAGGCTCTATATATGCAGTTGTATGCATGGGGGTAGCTTTAGAAATAGGAAAAATTATTGCGGCCCTTTGGCTACATAAAAACTGGGGTAACGCCCCAAGGTCAATCAAAGGGTATCTGCTATTTGCAATTTTCGTACTTATGGGCATAACCAGCATGGGTATTTTTGGATTTTTATCAAAGTCCCATATTGAGCATGAGCAGCAGGCACAAAAATCTCAAGCAATGATATCTCAAGTTGACTCTAAAATTCTAAGAGAGCAAGATTACATTGCTCGTCAAAAAGAATTAATCGAACAAGAAAAGCAAGCACAGGAATCACAAGGGGATAAAAGTTCAGATAATATAGAAATTGAAAAGCAAAAAATTGCACAAATAAATGCAGAGCTCGACAAAAACTTAGCTATCGACAATAAAATTATCTCTGATGCCAGACTAAGGATCTCTGAATTAGATTCGATTTTAAATGAAGAAAAATCAAAATCAGGAGGATTATTTTCCAGCAAAAAAGAAAAAATAAAAGAAATTGAGCAATCCCAGGTTCAAGAAAGAACTTCTCTTGAATCAAAAATTAACTCTGCAGAAGAAAGAATTTCTAAATCTCGGGATCAAAATCAATTATTAATTCAAGACATTCGCAAAAAAATCGAAAGCTACCAAGAAGACTCTTATAAATCATCTTCATCTGTGGAACGCATAGAAGGCCTAAATAAAAACATTACCGACGCATTAAACCGAATAGAGCAGTTTGAAGTTGAAAAATTCGACTATAACGATGGCTCAATGCAGCTTGAGGCGGAAATAGGACCAGTTAAATATGTCGCAGAATTAATCTCGGATATTTTCGGGGTCGCATTTGATCTTGGTCAAGCGGTAAGAATTGTAATAATTATATTAATTTTTGTGTTTGACCCTCTTGCTATTCTCCTTGTTCTTGCTGCACATATCAGCCTTGTAAAATATTTTCCATCTATGAAAATAGAAGAGTCTGATATTATTCAAAAACAATCATCAATTGCTATAGAGACAAAAATAATCGAAGAGCAGGAACTTCAACTCGAAGAAAGAAAAAAAGACCTAGATCAAGAACTCGAGCTTATTGAGATCCGCGAAAATCAGATCAAGAAATATAACCAACAAATCTCAGAAAGCAAAGAAGCCGCGCGAAAACTAAAAATAGAAGCCGAGAAGTCAAAACTTGAAAAAGAAGACCACTCAGATTTGGACCTGGAAATTGAAATGCTAAACTCCCAAAAAGAACAATTATCAAAAGAAATCTCAGACCTTCAGCATTGCCACTCTGAAATAGAAAGAAAAGAGTCTGAATCCAATCAACATCTTGAAGAAATGAAAAAAATCTTCAAAGAATATAAAGCAATTAAAAACGAAGGCTCTAATAATATCTTAGAATTATCCAAAACCAGAGAAGAAATACAATCAAAACTAAAAGAAATTAATGACTTAAAGGATTTTCTAAGCGCGAGATCGCCTCTTGTGGAAGAATTTGAAAAATTAAAATCTTCAAACGAAAAGAATTCTGAATACATTAAAGAGCTTGAGGAAAAAAATGAAAACCTTAAACTACTCGCAGAAAAGAACACAAATAGCTATACTATTAAAAAACAAATGCCCGACGGAAAATTTGCGGTATTAGTGAAATCCAACCTTGGGGGAACTCATCAGTTCATAAAAGAAAACGATTTTAGTGAATCAGAAATCTTAAACTGTCAAGCAATATCTTGCGAAATAGATGAAATATGCCCCCAAAGACAAGGCCCGCTATTACAAAAAGTTTTTAATACAAATATCAAAAAATACCTGAACGAGCGACTAGACAATAGAGCTTATAAGAAAAGTCGACCAGAATATAATTTTATATCTTGACTTTTAGGCAATCTCGTGATAAAATAATGTTTATTGAAAAAAATAAACAAAAGAGACCTTATTAAGAAATTGGTAGTAGAGCCCAAGAATCAAAAAAGGATTTTCTGGGCAAAAGAAATGAAGCTACTAAATGACTTGATGTCCATTTTTCCAGACCAAGACTTCTGGGCAAAGATGCGCCCGCAAAAATACCCCTCCCTTGCGGTGATAAAAACAGAAGCTGGATTAAAAATGTTACGAAAAAAATACAGAGAATTTAAATACAAAATTCCAGAAAAAAACACGATTCAACTTGGAGAAAAAGCTGGAGAGGATAAAATATACAAGAAGAAGACAAAAACAATTAAAGACTTTATAGATGGCTAAAACAAAAACAGTTAACACTACGGATCAAATATCAAATTTCTTGTCTGACAAAGATAATCAAAAATATCATTACAATTTTTTTGACTGTGAAGATTATAAAATTTCTAGCGGTAGCCTAAACTTAGACATGGCACTAGGCGGAGGACTTCCATCGGGCGCACACAGATTTACAGGCATAAATGAAGGAGGTAAAACTAGTTGCGCATTATCTTTCGCAAGAAACTTTCAAAAGCATTTCGAAAAAGACGGAATGATAATTTACATTAAAAGCGAGGGCAGGCTTAGCCCTGAAATGCTTAAGAGATCTGGAATTAGTTTGGAGCCAGAAAAATTCTTTTGCTTTGACTGTAATATATTCGAAAAAGTCTTCGAGCTAATTAGAGAGCTAGTATTCAATAATGAATCTGGAAAAAAATATATGTTCATCATTGATAGCGTGGATGCTCTATGCAGAATTGGCGATATAGACAAGCCATTCTCAGAATCTGAGCAGGTCGCCGGAGGCGCATTAATAACATCTGTGTTCTTAAAAAAAATGGTACTACCAATTAGCAAGATGGGACACACAATGATCTTGACTAGCCAAGTTCGGGTAGAAGTTGCCACAAACCCCTATGCCTCTAGAGGTGGCCCAAAAACAAAACAGGCTGGTGGAAATGCAATTAAACACTACGCAAATTACATACTAGAATTCGAAGAGAGATATACCTCTGATATTTTGTTTAAAAACCCAAGCGCATCTAAGCTAGAAGACAAAGGAGACCCAATAGGCCATTATTGTAAAATAAGATTTAGAAAAAGCGCCAACGAAAAGACCGGATCTCAAGTTAGATATCCTGTAAAATATGGGCAAACAAATGGCTCTTCTGTTTGGCTTGCAAGGGAAGTATTAGACATGCTCTATTTATTCAAACTAATTGACAAGAAGGGCGCCTGGATTTCCGTTTCAGATGATTTAATCAAAGAGCTCTCAACGAACGACCTTGAGATACCAGAAAAATTTCAAGGCGAACAAAAAATTATAGACTTTCTGGAAGAAAACGAAAAACTCGTACAGTTTCTTTACGAAGATTTTAAAAATCTATCTAATGCAATTTAAAACCCTTACAGGTCGAATACGCAGAATAGTAAAGCCAAAAAAATATTTAATTAATTGGTCTGGGCCAAGCCGCAGCAAGCTTCAAAGAAGAGTTAAAACTTTCCTAGAACAATACTGGAAAAACCAAATTGTCTTTGAAGAATTTCCTGTTGCAGGAACAAAACTATCTCTAGATTTTTATAATGCAAATAAAAAAATAGCAATAGAAGTTCAAGGAGAACAGCATAATAGATATGTCCCTCATTTTCACGGATCCAACAAAATAAATTATATCAATCAGTTAAGAAGAGATCAAGAGAAATTAAAATTCTGTGAAATCAACGAAATCAACTTAATCGAGATCTATCAAAAAGACATGACTTCAGAATCATTTTTTGATAATCTTGCATCGAATATTTAATTTGTGTAATATAAATTATGAACGACGACGAAATTGACCCAGAAAATTTAGAAAAATTTAATTTGCCAGAAAACCTACTAACTCAAATTTTTGAATGCACTGGGAAAACAGACGGGGATAGTGGGTTTATACTGGCATACGTTAATCAAGAAGGTATCCCCTCGATTGTTACAAAAGCTAATTCCGGCATAATCGAAATGGGCTTGCGTAAAGCTCTTGAGCAATATCTTGATCAAGCCGACTCTCACGATTTAAAACTCGACTTTCCATCGGATTTAGGAGAAGAAGACGAATAAACTTCTTGACTTATTAAGGTATATATGATACCATGCAATCATGGTATATTCATATGAACTAGAGCAACATCTCCTCGCGGGATTAATAAAGTATCCAGAATCTTATCCTCTTATCGCTGCATTTGTTTCGGAAAAAGATTTTTTTGAGAAAAATTCTATAGTCAACAAAACCATATATTGCGTTTTAAGGCAGTCTCTAGAAAATGGAGAATCTGTAGATGAAATAATTCTTAGTCAAAGGGTTGATTCCTTAGGAATGTCTTTTGAAGACAACATAAACATCGCAGATTACATTAAAGGACTATCGATGAGACAAATATCCCAAGAAGGGGTTATTAAGGCAGCTAAAGAGCTAAAGAAAATTACCGCCCGAAGAGACATATATGAGGCATCCCTTGAGGTAGCGAAAGCAATGCAGTCAGCGAACAACACTCAATCGTTTTCTGAAATTATATCTACCGCCGATAAAATTTACAATGATAAAATAAATTTCTATGAGTGCGGAGCAGAAAAACCGGAGAACCTTTTCGAACAAATGGAAGAATTTATCGAGGAGAGGGGAAATAATCCCATTTCTCAATTTGGGCTCATGGGGCCGCATCAAAGAGTTAATGAATTGTATGGCTCGCTCCTCAGGCCAGGAAACATTACCGTTGTTGTAGCAAGAGCAGGAGTTGGTAAAACGCAATTTTGCATGGATTTTTGCACAAAAGTATCCTCAATGAATAATAATGTACCCGTACTGCATTTTGATAATGGGGAAATGAGCAAAGAAGAATTGATAATCAGGCAGTGCTCTGCACTCTCAGGAGTACCCATGAATCTCTTGGAAACAGGCAGGTGGCGACAAGCAGGTGATGAGGTGGTAAAAAAAGTAAGAGACACTTGGCTAAAAATTAAAAACTTAAAATTTTATTACTATAACGTCGCAGGTCAATCAGTAGAAAATCTAGTTAATACTATCCGAAGGTTCTACTTCTCCGAAGTGGGCCGAGGAAACCAAATGATCTTTAGCTTCGATTATATTAAAACGACATACGAAAAACAAAACGGAGTAAGCTCGTGGGAGGCTGTGGGACGAATGGTAGATAGGTTCAAACAATTGATTCAGAAAGAACTTTCCTTTAATGATGGCCCATGCGTCTCAATGCTTACAAGTGTACAGAGTAACCGATTAGGAATTACAAACAACAGAAGATCTGAAAACATAGTTGACGATGAAAGTATCGTATCGCTATCAGACCAAATAACCCAATTTTGTTCACACCTTTTCCTACTAAGGCAAAAGACCATGGATGAAATTCAGGCAGAGCCCGAAGGCTTTGGAACGCATAAACTGATATGCCTAAAATACAGGTGGCTGGGCGAAAATGTTCACAGAGCGATTCAACCAGTAGAAATGCCCGATGGAAGCAAAAGGAAAAATTACATTAACCTGCATATGGAAAATTTTAACATCGACGAAAAAGGTGACCTAAATGATCTGGTCGAACATCTTAACTCGGAAGGAGTCGAAGCAATCACAGACTTCCTAGACGAAGCCCCTACTTTATAATGTCACCAGAAAAAATAAAAGACTGTCTCGACAGACTCGGATATAAATTATTCGACAGGGGCCAGTATTGGCAGACTAATGCTGTTTTTAGAAATGGCGACAACAAAACAGCAATACAAATATATAAAAATACAGGAGTATGGAAAGATCATGTAGAGAATAGTCAATTTTCACCATTCAAAAGATTGGTCGAAATTACCCTCGGAACAAACGATAAAAATGAAATCAAAAAATACATTGACGAAGAAGAAAGTTTGGGCTCAATGTATCAAAAAATTACATCTCAACAAAAATTAGAAATGGACGAAATATACCCAGAGGACTGTCTTAAAAAATTGCTTCCTCATTATAAATTCTATAATGATAAGGGCATTTCTGACGAAGTGCTTAAAAACCTTAAAGGAGGATTCGCAACAAATGGAAAACTAAACAAACGATTTGTATTTCCTGTCTATAATGAACACAAACAAATCTATGGCTTTTCCGGCAGGGATATGTCTCGCTATGAAGGCAGGCCAAAATGGAAACATATAGGAAGAAAGAAATCATGGATATACCCACTATACGTAAATGATTTGACATCTAATGCAATTCAAGAAAAAGACCAAGTTATATTTGTTGAAAGTATAGGAGATTTATTGATGTTAAACCAATTTGGATATTTCAATGTTTTAGTTACCTTTGGTCTTGAAATAAGTACAAAATTAATATGTTCAACACTTTCTTTCAACCCAAGTAATATAGTAATATCATTAAACAATGATAGCCAATCATCGAGAAATAAAGGCCTCGAGGCTAGCGTAAAAAATTATTTAAAATTATTAAATTTCTTTGATAAAGAAAAAATTAATATCTGCCTTCCAATTAAAAATGATTTTGGTGATATGAATGAAAACGACTTTAAAAAATGGAATGAAAAACTACTATCTATCGACCAACAAGCCCAAAGGTCTCGGATATTGTCAACTCTTGACTCAATCAAGTCTATTCCAAAATCTTTATTAAAAAATAAATCAATTATAATCGATGACTGAACTCACAAGGCTCTCCGCAAGCAGAATTAAAACCGCACAGCAATGCTCGTGGACCTATTGGTGCAAGTATAAACTAAAACTTCCAGAAGCGCGAAATGATGGAGCTAGCAGGGGAACTATATGTCACAATGTTTTCGAGCTACTTGGAGATAAACACAAGAGGGAGTTTAACAAAATCGTTAAAGACGGAACAATCTGGAATACCAAAATTGTTTCTGAACAAGTAAGAAAAGAAGCTGAAGAGCTAAATGTCAACGATCAAGAAAATCTTGAGCTTATCGATGAAATGATTGTCAACGGATTGAGATACGATTTTTTTGGAGACTCTGAAGATGCCCCCGTAGAAGCAGAATCTGAAAAGTTTTTTGACCTAGAAATTAACGATGGCGAGAAGAGGTATGCGATCAGGGGCTATATAGATAAAATGTTCGTATACAAAGATAATTCCGTTATTATTAGAGACTTCAAAAGCAGTAAATCAGTTTTCAAGGGAAAAGAGATTTCGGATAATTTACAGAACCTCATATACTGCCTTGCAACCAAGCACATAATGCCAGAAAGTAAGCCTCAGAGTGAATTTATATTCTTGCGCTTTGATCTGGAAAAAGATATTTTTGGAGATCCCGGAAAAGGGTATTTAAAAATGGACAAAATTTCAGACGATGAACTAGAAGGTTTTGAGTATCAATTGACAGAATTTCAAAAATATATCGATGGATTCGACGACAATTGTGCTAGATCAAACTTTGCAGCAAACCAAGATTTCCCAAAAGATGGCACATTCGGCGGTCCGCTTGCATGCGGTAAAGACGGATTTAAAATGTCCAAAGGAGAACCTGTCCTAGATAAAAATGGCCAGCCAATAAAAGCATTTATATGTCCATTCAGGAAACCCATGGAATATTATGCCGTAATAGATAAAGAAAAAAATATTAAAAAAACAGCATTCATTGAAGAGAAGCATTTATTAAGCGCAGAAGATAATGAAGAAATTGTAAAAATGGAA